TTAAGATTCCTGTAACACATAATTTATCGCTTCCTCAGTGGCTTTTTCTCTTTCTTCCTCCAACTCAGAAGATAATCGGCTTATCAAGTCCATGTCTCCGGTAACAGATTCCATACGATTCCCCTCTTTGTCGGCAATAATGAGTTTATAATGCCCGTATCCGATGAACTTTTTAAATAAGGTATATTGCTGCTGTGCCATAAGAAAGCGTTTTACAGCGGGAAAAGAAAACGACCCACTGACCCGTCGCGTTACATATTCTTGAGTCGAATACAGTGATGCCATTAAGCTACCACACGGGAGTGAGCCGTATATGATGAAGCAACTGGCAAATATGTATTGTCAGTTGCTCAACGACCGAAACACATGTTTCGACTCAAATAAAATATGTAACGCAATACAAAGATGGGGATTTTATCTGGAAAAACAAAGCCCCTTCCGGATATTAATCTGGTCGGGGCTTTTGTTTGCTAATAAAAGCAAACTTCTACACGACAAAGATAGTCATTTATATTAGATACTTTATTTTTTTGCCATTTCTTCCAAATTATCAGCAGCCCATCTTAAAGCCTGTATGAAAGTTTCTAATTCAGCATCTCCTCCTAACATAACTTCCACTCCTCTTTTATCCTTGAGTAAACGAATATTAATATCAGTTGAAGCTAAATCCTCTAATCTAAAATAGGTTCTTGATCCATGCCCGGAATCGCCACCACAATATCCATTTGTCGCAACTTTTACACCCAAAATATTACAATTAACAATCTCTGTTTCTTTTGAGCTTTTAATCAGTTCTAAATCCTTAAAATCAGCCATAGTTTTATTATTTTTTACAACGAGACAAATGTAAATAATAATTCGATTTTAAGTTACAAAACTAACAATATTTTTTTGTTAAATAGCAAATGGGAATTACCATTGAAATAAATTGTAGTTTACCGTTACCGCCAAGATAGGAGACAACCCGTTTCTACCGATACCATAGCCAGCAGATAGACCAAGCCCCCAGCGTTTGTTTTTTTGTACGATGTCACGGTAAATGTATTCAGTCTGGTAAATGGTACGCGGATAAACCAGGATTTCATCAAGGCGTGGTGCTACACCGCTAACTTTTGCGTAGTAGTTGCTATCCTGGTACTCCTTATATTCACGCAGGTGCCAACAGGTATCGCTCACATGGATTGTGTCTGAATTGTCAATCCAGGCAAGATAAGGCTGCGGAGAAAGAATGTACATTGTATCCACATCTACCTTTGTAACTATATGTACCGATGTAACGGTATCAGACTTCCCGATATTGCCTTCAGTTGGCGAACGGCTGCACCAACCTAAACAGAAAGCCAGTACAGCTATTAAAAGATATGGTAAGTATTTCATGGTTTGACTACGATTTCAGGAATAAAAGGATACTCAGACCTTACATCGAAGCAAGGACACATCTTTGTCCACTCTTCAGGTTCTACGATACCATCCCCATCCAAGTCAGGCGATGTGTCACGATGGCCCAACACTTCCACAATCTGGTACTTAGTACAGAGTTCCTTAATCAGCTTTGCCAGCGCCTTCTTCTGTTCCGGAGTTCTGGTATCGGCTGCCTTTCCGTTTGCATCAAGTCCACCAATGTAGCAGATGCCGATGGAATGCTTGTTGTAGCTAATGCCGCTGAAACCCTTGCTGTTGCAGTGTGCCCCATCTATGGTAAGGCTGCGTCCAACCTCTACCGTACCGTCAAGCCGGATAATGAAATTGTACCCAATCGTGGAAAAACCACGCTGAAGGTGCATCTGTGTGATTTCCTTCTTACCGATGTCCTGCCCGGCCTTTGTAGCAGAGCAATGGACTACTATCGCATCAATCTTATTCATTTCTTCTCCTCCTCCTTTTTATTTGTCTCAAATAAAATTTGGGCAGCCAATTTTGCTATATCATCTTTATTCTCAATAATAACAGACATGGTTTTTTCCGCCTTACGTAATTCGGCTTTCTGCCAGCTTTTTTCCCTTACAGATTTAAACTCGCAGAACACACAATAAGCTGCCCAAAGCATACTAAACACCGGAAATGGTATTACTACACAGCAGATAAGGTCTATAAACACAAGCACCATGAACGGACTGAAATATTTCTGCGCTTTACTTGCGGTCTTCTTGTATCCAGTAGATGTGCGTGCCTCACCTCTCTTTTTTGCTTTAATAAGCCCGAAAACAAAATCTATTGCCATTGCACCTAGTGTAGCAGCAGAAGATAATGCAATCAATACTATATGCATCATCATGTGCTCCCTGATAAAGCTATACACTATATCTTTCATAATTTAATATAAACCGCAATATAAGTTGAAACAATCAATGCCATCTCAGCCCAGAATACCGGTTTCAAGCTTACAAGATCGTTGTAAAAACTAGAACTTGACTTTTTCTTAATAAGGCTATACGCAATATAGCCAACATACACAAGCCAAAGCAATAGAATCCACTTGAAATTAAGCCATACCCATATCTGTGAAAATACAAGAAGCATAATTGCCCCAGCATAATGAGCGTTACGCTCAGATTTTTCCCCCTTGAAATTCGGAGAAATACCAACTAAAGTAATTCCTACTATGGTAAGGAAAATCAAGAACTGTGATGATTCCGAACTTACTTCAAGGGCAACAGGTAGCAATGAAAACCCTGTTGCAAGCATAACAAACGTAAACCACTTCTTGTGCTCAATCCTGTAATAAGTATCCGAAACTGAATAAGGTACTCCTGATTTTACAATTACTACAGCGATATAAATCGCAATAACAAACAATGAAATTAAGAATAGGACAGTCATATCACATAGATAAATTATTAAACAAAATACCAATTCCAACAGCAGCAAAAATCGTCACACATCCAGCAATAGACGCAAGAACATCAAACCAGTCAGCCTTATCATCCATGATAATTTCTTTTACAACAGACAGAAAAGCCACTACCGTTGTGCCAATTATTACACATGATATTTTTCCCAATGAGTCTAAATCACCCTCCTGAAGAATTGATACAAAAGTGATAACTGCGCAAATCCACCCTCCTCCAAGGAAATGCAATACCTTGTCATTCCCTACCTTTTTAATCAAATCATCTAATTCCTTCATATAAAATAAGATTTAATAAAACAAAAGGCCCTCTGACAATGCACAATACATTATCTGAGGGCCTTCACAAAGATATTGAATATATTATATCATATCTTTTTTTTAGAAAATCCTATAATCACGACTAATCAAATATCACTGATATACAAACACATAACTCAATCCTAAATATATAATTCAACATTGAACGAATCTTTTTTCTCCCATCCTTCTTTCAACGATTCCTGTATATGATTCATAGCCTTCAAGTAAAAATCCTGTAAACTTTCAAGATTCTCAAATGTTTTATAATATGGCTCCTCATCAGTACCTAACTTGAAAGTTACTGGAAGATTCTGTCCGGAAGTCTGAACGGCAATGTCATATGCTGCCTTGTAGTTGAACTGGTTCTCATTCGACAGCCATACAGTATGACCCTCATATTCTAATCCTGAAAGTATCTTCTTATCTGTTTCAGAATTGTACCACTGAGATACGATAGAGCGTATTTCTTCAGAATCAGGCTTATGGTCAAGTTCCTCCTCAATGTATGAGCATGCCCCATCTTCACCTGCAACAACATCAAATCTTAGACGCCATTTGTTCTTAACTGGGTTTGTACATTCAAGTAACCTAATATCAGAATATCCTTCTACTCTCTTCATTTCACGTAAATTTATACTTAACCTTATTTCCGTCAAAGGTTTCAGGTTCCAGTACTGTCTCGAACGGAAAGCCATCCTCCATGTCAGAAATCTGGTCAAGGATTGCCTTCATTTCCTCCGATGCAGTGAAGAACTTCTTCCATTCTCCGGTTTTCTTTATCCTAATAGACACAAGATACCGTCCTTCTCCTTCAGATGTCTTAATGTCCGTCTCGTAGTCATGTACCTCTATCTCAAGATTTATCAACGTCTTGAGAGATACCGTTTGTCCTGGGAACCGTTTCTTTCCATCTGCAGGAGTATATACGACTCCCATTTCACTAAATTTTTTCATATCCTTATTTGTTAATTTTTTGAACAATCTACAACAATTCGCATGCTTGGTCATTCCGTAAAAAGAAGCAATAAGCACATCCCTTCTCTTAGAGCTTTTTACTTCGTGCATTTTTCTTGCAAACTTTTTCTTTATTCTCTTCCTGAGCAATACATGGTCAGGAAATATAACATAGCCTATAAAGTCTATCCCTTGTTCTGTCGGGAAAACCCTGACGTTATCCTTTATCTCAAGATTTATTCCATCAAGCCTTTCCTTTATTACGTTATAAATGGACCACAAATATTCCTTATTTGAAGATAGAACAACCATATCATCACAATACCTGTAATAATACTTCACACCTAACTCATCTTTCAGGTAATGATCCACAACAACAGACAGAAGAAGATTTCCAAGGCATTGCGAGCTTCTAAGTCCAATGCTGATACCTGAAGGCATCATACGGACAAACTTATCGAGAAGGCATATCAGAATCTTATCCTTAAACACACGTTTTACGCAATCCATCATTGCATCCTGGTCTATACTTTCATAAAATTTATGAATGTCCATTTTCAGACAGTATCTTGTTCCATCCACATCATTACGTATATCATCCCTGATATACTTCATCAGGTCGTGCATACCTCTTCCAACGATACTCGCAGAAGTTGTCCTTATGTAACGTGGTAACAAGTGTTTATCAACAACACGCATTACAGCATTAATAGCTATTCTTTCTCTCAAAGATAAAACCTGAATATGTCGAAGTTTTCCACCTTCAACAACATCTATATCTTTGTATCCAGATATTTCAAAGCTCCCGTCCGCAAGAGACTCGGACAATCCCGTAAGTATTCTTTCCGTATCCTGTATAATACGCTGGCCTGACTGAGACTGTTTCCTTTTTGTCCCACGAAGAACCTGTTTGTAAGATTCATACATGTTCGAATACTCAACAACCTCACTCATGATGTTACCTATTCTCTTCATGCCTTCAATCACCGGGCCCAACTTCTTCGGGAAAAATCCCTACCAAACTCTACCCATTCAAGTTTTTTTTCAACTTTCCGGTACAAATACCGCTTTTGTTGAGGCTCATCCTCCTGACATAAAGCCATTATTTCCTTCTGATTGATTCCGAGACGAGAGCCGATATTCGTATTCGTGGACGAGGAATCGTTGCCGCAATTCGCGTACGAGACACCGCCATTCGCATTCGAGTTGTTGTTCGACCGGCACACCACACGGTACAGAGGAATCCACCCTCGTGGCAAATGTAATGCTTTTTTCATAATCCAAAAAATAAAAAATTTCGACGGGCTTACGCCCGTTTTTAAAAGTTGACGTAAAAAACTACGTCAACTTCCTAAATCATATTATGCCAAAATCGCTTTTATCGCTTTAAACGCAGTCACGCTTTCCGCTTCTTCGATTTCACCCCTGAAGGCGAGACGAGAGCCGATAAGCGTACTCGAGGACGAGGAAAAGTTGCCGCAAGACGCGTACGAGACACCGCCACCCGCATGCGAGTTGTGGTGCGACCGGCACACCACACGGCTAGCAGCATTACTTACATTAAACTCATCACAATAATAAGTAGTCGAACTTCCTTTCTGTGAATGTACTCCTACTATATCCATGTACTTCTGATGATACATACCAGTACAATATCCACTAACTGTTCCGGACTTTACTTTACGTGTACTTCCATCTGGCATCTCTATCAGCAACTTATATTGTTCCTGCGTATTCGTATTAGGCAAAGAAACACCTGACAACCATTCATACTTATCACCGTACAAATTCTCATATCCCATGCAGTTTGTATTGTAAATGAGAGAATATACATTCTTTCCATCTTCATTTGGGCGTACATACCATGCATTGGAAGTCTGATGTGCTCCTCCATCTGAATTATAGCTTATGGTATCCTGCATACCAAGCAATGCCGTAGTTCCGATATTTCTCTGTTCTGTTGACTGTCCATATCCGCACTGGTCCTGAGAATCACGACGACCATAGAAAGCAAAAAACAAGTTAGCTATATCCTTGTGCATCTCCCAGTCAATAAGTTGAAGTCCCCTTTGCTTGGCATAATAGACGAAATCACTCTGAGTCAATGAGCCAACACTTGCATTACCTGTAGCAGCCGAATACAATTTACTACCTATCGTACATGCCTCAAAGACAGCTACCAGACACGGTTCATGCTCAACCCAGTCAGGTTCCATATCTTCAATCTTATCGCTGTTGCTCAATACTACGCAATCAAATTCCGCATACTTATGAATAGTAAAGTTCAATTCCGTAGCCCCTTCCGGAACATCACAGATAATATACATACCATTGACAAACCTATTGTTTAGAGAATCTACAAAAACATCCTTCACTACATTCTTTCCGGAATCAGTAAAACATGAACCAATCATTGATGTACCAAGTACAGTCGGGAATCTCACTTTCTTATATCCAAACACGTTAACTTTACAGACAAGATAATTTGAATCCTGTGAATAAGCATCATCAAGATGCTGTCTTCCAACAGTCAGTTTATACCCTTCACGCACATTCTTTTCAGACTCAATCTCATCATAACCAATAACCTTACATTCCGGTCTATCCGGCATTTCTTCATTCGAACTGAAACATGAATACTTCTTGTTATTCAGGTAGTCATTGATACCCTTATACCAATAATGAGGCTCATATATATACACGTCACCTTCAGTAGAATCCAACTTAGCCGGTGTTCCTGAAGCTGCTACTTCGGCATCCGCATAATAATTACTATCCTCATCATGAAGCTGGCATATAACCATCTTTCCTTCTGATTTCAGTTTACCAAGTACCCGATGTCTGTTTCTCCTGATAACTGATATATGAGCACTTGTCTGATAAGTATTGCCAAACTTGTATCCGGTCTCATTATCAAGGTTAGATATATTTGCATCGTCCGGAACTGTATCATCAAACTCAATCATAGTATATTGAGGCTGACGAATATTCAGCTCATCAAACCGTTCAGCATATTTAGCATACACTTCTTCATCAAGATACTTAGTCAGTTTGTAGTTGCCAACCAGCTTACACCTTGTATTTGTAGTGATACCTTGAGCGTCAATACCTCCAATACCAGAATCATACCAAACCTTCAAATCACTTCCGTCTCCTTCCAGATTAATTCCAGTTATACGAACATATTTCAATGCACCTTTAAGAGCGAACATCTCATCAAATACCTTTTTACCGTCTATAAGGGCACAATTTTCAATCCATAATCCTGTAAGATTATTCTTTGCATCAAATGTGATAGCATCCCATTCTATATATTGCATTGAACGCAGTACAAGAGTCTGGAAGTTTTCAGGAAGATGAAGTTTATTAATAAGCGCACCCTCAGCAAAGGTTATTGTAGACATCTTTGTACATCCGGATGCGTTCACTTCTTCCAGACGGTTGCATCCTGACAGGTCAAGGCTCGGAAGGTTGGTGTAGTTGACTACCTCAAGCTTACGCAGCATCGGTATCTTCGTACCAAGAACAAGCTCTGTCAGTGCGTATGTCTTTGCGTTGCCTCCAAGAATAAGCTCCTCAAGAACAGGAAGCGTCGGAAGGCTCATGTCCGTAAATCCACCCCACGCAGACAGGTCCAGTTTCTTCATCCATTCACCACCGTACAGGTGGAATATTGTTCCAATGTTGGCCATCTGGTTATAAGTATAACTCCATTCCACATCTTTAGTAACCTTTTGATGCACCATTGTATCACCTTCACGACGGAATTCAAAATAGAAATCACGAAGCGGAGTAGCCTTTACTGTAGCACCTGCAGCACTATTTCCTTTGAACGATATATCAGTTGCTGTATATTGTCCCGTACTATATCTTGCATCAAATAACCCCATACGATTCGTTATCCACCAGTGACGGTGTGACTTACGACTACCTTGCATAGCTTCCAGGTACGAATACTTGACATTTGTAACTGAACCATCCTGATTTACTTCAACACCTAATGTCTTCGGCTCAACATATTTGTTCAAAGCATCAAGGTTATATATTCGTTCACAGAACTTTGCGCTCTGCTCGTCATCGAACATTTTAAATATAGTGCTGTTTGACATTCGTTCACGAATACGTCTGTACGCAGCCTGCAATTCTTCCGGGAACTGTTCACGAAGATTCTTCCACAATACACTATCATGACCAGCATAGGCATACACCGTCTTTTCTTCAGTTGAAAGCTCAGGATCGACAGTGTTTTCGTCCACATCCCAGGAATACTTCAGACGGCCGTCGTTACGCACACCCAAAATAGTATCGCAGTCATAGAATATCATATAGGCAAGAACCTTGTCTTTTTCCGGATCATACCAGAATCCCATCATCATGTTCTTCACGCGCTGGTCTACGCATCCCATTATTTCAGTAAACATATAATAGTCGCACAAATAATCTACATCAAACCAGTCCGCGAGCTCAGCCTTGAATTTTTCACCGTCGTTCTGTGTGCTCTTTACCCACTTCACCAACGGCTCAAGATATTTCGGCTTACGGGTTCCAGCCTCATACTCGGCGTTTATGTCGTCATCATCCGGGAATCTCGCCTCAAATACCTTCAGCCAGTTCGGGGTACCGTCATCACCCTTTGTATCAAAATCATCATCCAGGAACATGCCCATCGGGTAGTCGTTGTTCAGGAACTCCCAGCACTCGGTCGGGTTAACGCCACTAAACTTATCTGCTACCCACGACTGGTCATGATAACCAGGTATATCGCAGAATCCAAATACAGCTTCTGTTGACTTGTCGTTATTGAAATTGAACTTGCCAAGGAACTGTGGAGTTTCGTCCAGGGTACCGCGGTAGAACAGGTAACAAGGTTCACCGTCGATGGTTGTTCGCACATCATATCCATATTCTCCTGAACAATGTGCCTGAGCAGGAGTCAACTCTCCTGCAGCAGTAAGGATATTCTGTACAATTTTTGCCATACCAGTGTTATGTGATGATGAGGATTCGGCAAAGTCAGCCTTAAGACAGAAACAATCCACAGGGGCTGCTGCCTTGTTGGATGTACCTGCCTGACGGAATGAGTATTTCGCCTCTTCCTGAAGCTCTCCTCCAACACCTTGTTCGTCACAGCCAAGATACAAATCACCGGCTACCTTGGAAGCATTCTTGAAATAAATGCGGTAGTTCTTTATCGGATATGCAAGTGATGAAGTTCCCTGCAGACGGATACATCCTCCCACGCACTTGAAGTTCAATGACTGGTTCCCTTTCACCACACAAAGCATCTCGTCCACATCATATTTCGGGTCTTTGTCGTTATTGACAGCCGCTTGGAGAACAGTAGGAACCCCATTGTCCTGCCGCCCGGTAATGATGATATAACGCATTCCGTCCGGAACACTGTCAACTGTAACATTTCCGTTGTCATCAATCACATTATTTGATTCATACAACGCAAACATGTCATCAACAGAATCCTGGTCAATCATATAACAATCCAAAACCTGAGAATCACTAAGATACGTATTATAAGCCCTCAACAGATACACATCTAACGTGGCACCGTCTGCTCCCATGGTAACAAACTGCGGGTCGGACTGGTAAATGCTATCAGAAGCAGACCTCTGTACAGAACCTGACATGATTCCGTTGATATACAGATATACCATCTCAGTATTCAGTTTCTCATATTCTGATGAACCAGATGCTGATTTAGGAAATGAGACAAACATTACCTCATAGACTTCGCCTGAAGCCATCTTCATGGATAATGAGGACTTACCTTTAGTCTGCATTCTTGCTTCCTGTGCGGTGATTACAAAACCGGTTCCATCACCGTCAACGCATCTTATCAACTCAGCTTCATCATCCACAACTTCAGAGACCTTATACTTTACAGCAAAAGCAAAAGCGTTAGTTACGTTCTGGTCTGGTTGCCTTAACGGAGCATATTGAACGACAGCACGAGCTTTGTCATTCAATCTTAACGCATTTCCAATCCATCCGTCACCGCCCCATTTGAATCCTTCGAACACAGTTTGAATGCCGTTATAACTCCATTCTTCACGGTTGACATCATTATTATTTCTTCCCTGTGCAGAAAGTTTGAGAGTCATTCCGTCTGTGGGTTCACTTATATTGAGTTCACTCTTCTCTGCAATCAATCTGAAGCTGTATTCAGTTTTGCCTACAACAATCCGGCACTTCTGTTCTCCATAATTAGAAGCACGAAGCGTAAGATTCTGTACAACGAAAGGAACAGATGATGATGAGGCTACATCTTCACCAACATATACGATGGCATTTGTAGGAGTTTCTTTAGGATTATATGCGGCATAGGATAGTGTATATACATCAAACTGCTTTGTTTGTATGTAAGGCGTATTTTCTCCCAAGATAAGGCTTCCATCAGGATAGTCGAACCTTGCATATACTATCGGAGCATTATTATCAGTTTCTCTAACACCTATTGCAAAGTATATGCTGTTTGATTTAATTATATTATCCTCAGAAAGCTCAAGTTCTACGACAAGCTGAACAGAATGGGTTCCATGTGACATTCCAGATGTATCTATACTGAATGATCCATTCGCTGTTGAAGCAGTTATACTTCTATCTTCCTTGTCAACACCATCAACGTAGCACCTTAATGTTTTGTTTCCTGCTCCTGACAGAGCATAAGGGATAGTGACACTATCTCCTCTATTGATAGATGTTGCAATATTGAATGAACTGGATAGAGTCAACTGAACCACATTGATTGTCCATGTAATTTGAGAAACCTGCATCTCTGCGCCTTCACCGACCTGAACCTTTACCCTTACAGTATTGGTACCTACTCCCATATACTTTGTCACATCAACAGTATTGCTGCTTCCTGCATAGATGTTACTTTCTAATGTATTGGTGTTAGCACCTTGTATGATTGTCACTATCGCCTTAGCCGGATTTCCCGTTGATTCTCCAGTCTCAGAATTGACATGGTCATACTTGTATGTCAATTTCACATCGTCTCCAATCTTTACAGTCTTGTTAGCTGTAACGCGAGTAAGAATTACCTTCGTTGCAAGACTGCTTCCGCCACCGGCACCGGAGAACTGGTCTGTAGTACTTATCACTTCACCACCTGCATTCAAAAGAGAGATAGAATATACCTTCTGATCACCCTCTCCTATCTCGTTCAATTGTATTCCTGACGCCACCGAGCCTGTATTCTTCTTTAACTCATTGAATACAGCCTTTCCACTTACAGGGTTAGTTGAATTTTCATTAACGGCCTGGTCCACTTCAACAACTGGTATCTCAAGGTCAACCTGTCCATGTTCATCCGGCGTCAACTCTTGAACAGAAATACCTTTTGTTACTTTAATTTTCTTAATCGCATCTCCACCTCCGAAACGTTCCCAGGCAGAAGGCTCAAGCCAGCTTTCAATGCTGGTTCCTGAAAAACGATAGTCCTCCCATTTACCTGCAGATACTTCGAATGTAATAATCTTACCCTTCTTATCTTCATCATCTATCTTGTCGTTTGCGATTGCCTGAAGTGCTGTTTCAATAGTGTAATACCCTTCTATCAATGGATGCTGCACAGAAACATTGTAGAATCCGCTTCCAGTACCTCCACCAGAAATCTGTTTCCAGTTACTTTCAGTGCTCCAGTTTTCAATAGAATCACCGGTGAAAGTAACGTCAATCCATGAACCATCATCAGAAAGATAACGCACTTCAAACCCATGAATTCTGAGTTCTTCCGGAACAAGATTGACAGCGGAAACCAAATCTAATCTTTCGCCATTTTTAGATACATTTTTAAAGAAGATATTTTCATCAATCTTATCAGATAGTTCTTTCTTGGTATCAGTAATGCTCTTTTCAATCTCATTGAACTTCTTAAAAAGAGTAGAATTAGCTACAGGACGGTCTGAATCTTCAGATAGTTCCTTATCTGTAATAGTAATAAGCTCTCCTCCATCCTTCCATTTATTTGTCTCTGTATCCCAGTTATAGATGTGACGAGGATTTCCAACAAATGCATAGCAGCCAATAGTTCCCCTAACCGACTGTAGAACTTCTTCAGATTCAAAATTACCTTTGAATTTAGATACATAATCAGAAGGATAACAAGCTGAAGTTAAAGTTATTCTATTATAATCAGGATTAGAACTTTCAACGCCAGAACATTTAAGAGTTAATACACCAGGATCTGATTCTTCTTCATTAGCAACAATCCTTCCAGTCAAATAAGGATTAATTGCTTCTAAATTCATTGAATAATTTTTATTTACACTATCTTGTAAAAAAATTACATTATATTTCTTTCTATCTAACAGTGCTTCTCCACGTACCTCAAATGATAAAATAAAGAATGGGACAGTACATGGTATTTTAGTAACGTACTTATTACTTCCATCAAAATTTATAATTATACTATTTAAATCTAAATAATTATATTCAGTTACAACAGACTTTATCCCAATATTTTTTAATACTTGCGCTTGTTCTTCTTCCGATAATGATTGTTCGGTCTTAAAAAGTACATCATTCGTTACCCTTTTAGCAGCATCTTCCGCAATAGAAACAGCTTCTTCTCCTTTCTCCTTAGCATTGTCCCCCTGTTCTTTCGCATAATCTCCCTGTTCTTTCGCATACTGTGCAAGTTCACCTGACTGGCCGGCCAATACAGCCTGCCTCTTTGCTTCTTCAGAATACTCCTTGGATTTTTCAGAATATTCCTCAGATTCATTTGCAGACTCTTCGGACTTCTCAGCATAGTTCTGTGATTCGGCGACAGCCTGATTAGCTTCTTGAAGAACTTTTGAAGATACATCCTTTGCAAGATTCTCAGCACTGATTTTTCTTCCCTTATTCAGCTCTATAAAATCACCCTCTGAACAAGATTCAACCTCACTCAACTGGTCTATTGTAGCAGAATTTGTCTGTAAGGATTGAATCACAGATGATATGATTTCCTGTTTTTCTTCGTTTGTCATAAATCTATAGTTTTAAATCTGTAATTATCATTATCAATGGTTCTATAACGTGAATCATCTACACGTCTCATTATCATCTTGTTGTTCGTTTCAATATCAGGATTTAACAATGAAACCCTTCTTATTACCTGTTTAAACACATAAGACCTTATACCCTCTACAAGTACATTCATTTCAGGTACATTAGAATCAACCCTAGCATAACGAACGCCATCGACATAAAAATAGCTGCAACATAATGCCTTGTTTAGCAACTCTGCATACCACACTGGACAGCCTTTTGAACCTCCCATAGTAAGAGTCTTCTGTACATTGTCAATACTATATATGTCAATAACATCATTACCTGAAGTTGTATATTGCTCATTATCTACTCCGAAAACCCAATCATCATCCTTGAATCCCCCAGGTATTCTGAAATCAAAAAAGTATTGCATTCCATCAATCCAAAATACAGCATCCTTTCTCATCCTATTATTAGGATTTGAATACTGTAATAGAACAGTTCCAGAGACATCATCTGTCACACGGAATACTTCTGAACATACCCCATCAACTTCAACAGAATATAGGCCATCATTCAATCCTGTTATTTCTGTGAAATACAAAGTTTCATTGGGGTTCATCAACCAAGACCTCATGTTAACCATCCGCCTTTTCCCGTCTATTACATCAACGATATATACTGATGGGGAATTACTTTCATTGTATGCTATTATTTGCAAAAGAATATGGTCATACGTAGAAAATGACTGCACATATCTGCTTGATAATCCAATATCCGTAGATGGATTGAAAAACAATGGTGTAAAAGGACTTATCTTATACATATTACTTAATTTCTATAAGTTCATACTTGACAGCTTCCACATTTGATAAACTGAATTCCAAGCTTTTAATAGCTCCCTTATATGTCTTTTCTTGATTTGATAATTCTATGCACAAAGAGTTCAAATTACTATCAATTATAGTATTCTCCATTGTGAAAGAAAAATTACCATTACCAAACATAGGACTTCCCATCTCTATATCAGAATTCACTTTTCTACCGTCTATAATGATGTCAGAATTACCTTCCGATGATGCAAATGTCAATTTCCCAGCAAACGAAGATAAATAAGCCATACTCGCTTCTATCATATAAACTGGAGCAAGTTTCGCATTAAAAATGGAATAAGTATATGTACCCTGAACATCTATACTTCTATCAAGTTCATATTCTGATTCATGTTCAATTGCGCACACAATAAATATCTGCTGGTCACTGTCTGTTGTCGTTGAATCCTGATTTCTCTTTTCAGCCAATTCAACGAACCCATAGCAATCTGCCCTATACGGTGATATAAGAGTCAGTTTTGAATCTTTTATAGTACATCCGGTGGTATATGTATTGTTGAAATTGAATTCATCAGAACCATTGTTTCCAAAGTCATAATCCTGCTTTTCATATCCAATCTGTACGGATGAATATATTCTGTCGGAAGCTACCGAATAATTAAATTCAGACACATTTCCTATAACAATCTTATTATCGGTACTAAAAAGCTCACTCCTGTGTACAAAACGCACATCATTACCATCAATTATATATACATATCCATATACGGCTTCCATATATTCACAGAACTTCGAGAAAGATGTATATATTCGTGGAGTAGCCATTTCACGGATACTCTCTGCTGCGACAAGACAAGAATTTTTCAACCTGTCGTTAGTTATTCCTACTACACTTTCAATAATAGAACCGGTAATATCCTTTCCAGGAAATATCTTTTTCAATATTGCATTAAGTAAGGTAACAGGCCTTACAATATCAATCTTGTAATTGTCACCCCTTTCATCCCATGAAGCACCACATTCACCAGTGTTTACTCGCAAGCTGGACAAATCTGCATGAGTTTCATTTAAAGGATTATGATTAAAAACAGCATACTGAAGCTTTTCACCTTTCTTCAACTGACCGGTCCACTTAATTGAATTCGGTCTCGTATTTGAGTCAAGCGAAAGCATATTTGAATATCCACATGTCAGTGGTTGTACCACACCTTTAGTATCAATCTTAAACAAAGCATATGCAAACTGATTACTACCTGAGAACTCTATGGAACTAAAATCAATTGTTATAGTATTGTCTCGCAGACATTCCAAAAACCAGCTTGTATTACAAGGATTTGCAGGGAATCCCCATCCTGTGTTGTCACCTGATGCAGAAGGCATAGATTCAGACTGGTCCTGAAAAACAAATGACTTGTTATGAATTTCAGAACCAGAATCTGTAGTTCCGATATATGGTATCCACCACCAGTCCGGCACCCTGTTGTCAAACTCTTTCCTTGTGTAAGATTCTCCTTCAACAGTTTCACCTGATAATATACATACCTTCTCATTCCTGATTATAACACCATCATAATTCAGTTTCTTATCATTCTTCAATTCGTCTACAAAAAACTCATACGTAGTGCCCTTATTAGCATTTAATATGGATTCAATATCATTATCAAGGCATGATATACTTGCAGTATATGAGTCGTAGCTAAAAGACGAGAAATCAAGCTGACATTTAAATAGTTCAACAAAATCCCAGTTATTAATAATTTGTGATATTGAGAAGTAAACTACAGAATTAATTCCTTTTGATTCATACACTCCAATCAGCTTATCCCTTGCAGAAAAAACAAAATTAATTGTACTACCACACTTTCTCGTTACTCCGTTTAATCCTGTACGAGTATATGTTATCTTGATGTCAGACAGATTTTCAATCATATCTGAAACATCCATAACATCTGAGTCTATATGTAAAAAATATCTACAAATCATCCTGTCGTTAATTCATTCTCAAATATATAAAAATAGGCAAACCGACTAAGGCTTGCCTAAAATCCTACTCTTACAAAAGCGCGCAAACAACTGATATAAAATGTATTACACAAAACCGAACTATTTAACCATACTACTTCTGCAGACAAGTACATCTCCAGCAATCCAGTCTCCAGGACTTATAGATTCCGATGCCGTTGCCAGTACTGTTGCTACATAATTGAACTGCTTAGACTCAATCTTCCCCTCAGAATTAACAATCATAATATATTCATCAGTCAATTTTATTGCAAACCCCTCCTTATCAAATTCCTTAAAAATCAAAGGACCTACATTCTTTCTTATTGGAACAATCTCTATATTTCCATTAACAGAATCCTGCAATTCTTTCAACGAGAAATCACTCCCGTTTGCCGGGAAAGTAAATGATACTTCCCCGGAAGTAGTAACAATAAAACTTTCCATATCAATAAACGGTTACAAGGTTTTCTATCTTAAAGCATCTCATCTCTCCTTTATCTACATCAAAGTATGCAAATGTCTTGTAACTTGGCTTTGTCAGTTTTTTCCCGTGAATTGATGTTCCGGCCGGAAGATTGTACAATGTTCCTGAAGCATGTCTGATGCTTCCGTCAACTTTCTGGAATGCAAATTTCACAATACCCTTTCTCATATTTTTAGCAAGTCTGTATAACCCCCATGCCTTAATAAGACAGATTTTCCACGTGTATTCTGTTGTTTTTGCTAACTGGTGTGCATACTTCATCACTCTTACTCGAAAATTACTCTTTTCCATAATGCTAAGATTATTTGGTTTGACTTATATTTTAATTGTACTATAAAGATAGTTCAGATTGACTATATATGCAATCGTAAACTTCGCCATTCTCAATTGTCAAACCATAATTAACTTATTAATCTACAACACATTGCCTAATCATATTCCGAGCAAACGAGATACGGCTACGAACCGTACCTAATGGTATATGCATCTTTTTTGCTATCTCTTCATAAGAGTAACCCTCAGCATACATTATAGCGCAATCAACGGAACATGATTTTCTCCTGCATTTTTCAATTATCCCATAAAGTTCATTCCTTAACGTTTCATTGTCCGCATCGAAATAAGAATGGATATGATCAGCCTTCTCCTCAGAATCGAAACGTATCAATGATTCATGATTGTATGTTGTTATATATGTGTTCAACATAATAACGCTGCACCATGGTCGGAAGCTCTTGGAAGAATCATATTTACTTTTATTTGACAGAATCTTATACACAGTCTCTTCGGCAAGGTCTTCTGCGTCCATCATATTCCTGCAATACTTTCTTGCCAGTCCCAATATCCACTGATATTGCTCAATCACTATCTGCTCCAACCCCATGTCCATGCAATATTTTCATTCGAGATGATGAAAACTTATTCTGCTTCTCAGTAGTCTTTCTGAGTAAGTCTATAAGAAAATCCGGGTTGTCGCAAAGTGACGATAAAAGATGAATTATTATGTCACATTTCTCATTAATTACTGGCAATAAAGCCACATTGTCGAATTTTTCTTCCATGTCTATTACGATTATTAGTGTTACAATCGTGTTACAAACCAAACGGAAAAAAATTCGACAAGCAGCAAAAAAGTTATCTAACGATGCAATTTTCTTTTAATTTCAACATCTGCCTGATGAACCATATTCGCATACACACCTGCAGTAATGATTCTTGTGTCAATATTCATTTTGAAATAAGTCATAAGAAACGCTATCTCCCTGTCAAATGATGCACGTACATCATCAGGAGTATTTTTCTTTCTATCAGCAGAAGAAGTATCTTCAATCCTCTTTCTCATGTACTCCGCTTCTGCAATCATACGGTCTATTCTTGAAGGAATCTTTTCACGCTCAATACCAGTAATTCCCATTTCTGACAGAAGTCCAACAACATCATCTACAGCGTTTATGCTAATAAGCGCCTTCAATATCTTTGCAATAGTAATCCTGTACTTAATCTTTATTTTCTCTTCCTTTTCTAAAATTGCAGATTCTATTCCGGAAGGATTTACTATGCTCTGATACTGATATATCAATTCTGAAGCCACATTTTCCAGCATGGAATTATTATCACCTTCCTCCATAAGAACTTCTCTGTTTCCACAAAGAAGTTCAATAAAATCAAACATACTCAACCTGCTTAATGTAGTTATCATAATCTTGTACTTTTATAATGTTCATAATTAGAGTTGTATGCTTCCTTATGTATTATCTTCATTATTTTCCTGAGTTCTACACGCATTCCTTTCATCTCACGAGATAGTTCAGAATAATCATTTACAACAACAGGACTACTTATTCCTGAATCATATATAGTATTCATTCTTACATTCTCATTGAATTCGCTTATATCAGGGAACACTTCAGCACCTTTCGGTAAATCTACCACGGTAGGAACATCTGGAGTTACCCATGACTTACCACCATACACAACAACCTCATGCTTTCCACCATCACCAACGATAGCCAATCCTCCAATATGTCCACCGTTCTTAGTACCTTCCTTGTATGCAGGAATTGGTGTTGCTGCGATAGTCGCTATCTGTACCGCTCCCATTGCACCTACTATTGCAGCAAGTACTAGGTTAGGTAATGCACGAGTTATTGCAAGTGCTGTTGCTATACCAGCCTGAGCAATGTCCACACCCTTCTGCCATTTAGCCTGCTTCTGCTGCAACTGAACTTTCTTTTTCTCAAGTTCCTCATTCTTTCTTGATGTTTCAGCTTCAGCAGCTCTTTTACGAACCTCTGCTTCCTCCTCAGATATTGCTCCACTTTCGGCAAGTGCTTCAATCCTTTCAACATCAGCATTGTACGCTTCCTCATTTGCCTCCTGTTCCTTCTCAATATTGTCAATATCGCGCTCATATAATGTCGACATAAGATTACCGATTGCACCAATGGCATCAGACGCAACATCCATCCATCGCTGAGCATTCTTCATCCGTTTTTTGTAAGAATCTTCTTCTTCATCCTGAACCCTCTTGATTGCAGCAATCTCAGCATCAGCTTCAGCATTTGCCAAATCAGCCTTTGCTTTCTGAAGCTGCTCGGCAAGTTTTTCTCTGTCGTCCTGGCTCAGATTTTCAACAGAAATCTGTTCCTCCAACGAGTCAACAGCAGCCTTAGCGGTATCAATAGAATACCGTTCTGTTATATCAGCCTTCTTTTTCTCATATTCCTCATCCGAAATAAGTTTCTTGGCATGCAGCTTTTCCAACTCTTTCAGGTCGGAATTATATTGTGCATTCCTTACAACCTGTTCGGCTGCGGCAGATTTAGAAATCTCATCAACATAATCAGCAGCATATTCCTCATAAATCTTACGCTTTTCATTGATGTATTTCTTTTCGATGAGGCTCACGTCGGCACCATTACTTTCAGCAGCCTTCATTTCTTCTTCCTTCTGCTTATCAAGTATATCAAGACGAACGGACATTTCTTCCTCACTACCTTCCTCAACGGAAGCAAGACGATTCTGAAGGTCAATACTTGCACGATTCTTTTCATACTCCCCAGAAGCCTTCGCCAATTCGTTGTTCATTTCTTGAAGTAACGATTTTCTCAATGCCATTTCTGCGGATGAATTACCTTTTACGGCATCAATCTTCTGCTGGTAACCATAGCGGATTGTGGCCAGTTCCTTATCAAGTCCTTCTTCCATCAAGGCAATACGTGACTCCTGCAATGATTTTTCGGCTTCAAGGCGTGATGATTTTTCATCTGCTGTTTCTGAAACTTCACTTCTTTTTGCTCCTGGCAACTGGTAACTTTCTACAAGAGAAATCTGTCTGTTCATGTTGGAGTAATTCCTCTCTGCAGACATCCTTTCACCCCATGAGTTTCTAATGTCAGAATTTATCGCGGAATTAGTCCGGTCAATTCCAAACATCTGTTTCCACAGACTTGCGTTTTGATATTCGTCATAGTATTTTTTATTGATATTGACAGCTTCCTCCAAATTTTGCTTTTCATATTTCAAAGACCTTTTCATCATATCAAGCCGTTCTTCCTTAGCCTTTTTAAATGCTTCTTCCTCTGACATTCCCTGCTTGACATACTGTTCTCTTGCCTTATTGATTTCCTCATATTGTTTAATTACGTCAGTCTCTGCATACCTTTCTCCTTCAGCCCTGGCCTGCTTTTCTTCTCTCTCAGAAAGCTCCTCAACGCTCTCAATCCCACGACGAACAAATGAAAGCAAATCTGCAGTCATTGACGCAATAGAACTCTTTATTTTTGCAGACATCGTTTCGAATGATCCTCCAGTCGCATCAAACAATAGTGCCAACTCCTTAGAAAGCAACTTTTGGCTCTCAATCATATCTTCTTGTGCTTTCCCTAATTCACCTGTTTCTGCCTTAACATCTCCGAGGTTAGTCTTAATATCCTTCAATGTGCGTATATACTGCAGTCCGGCATCTTCACCCGGACCACCGAAGATGTCAGCCAATGCAGTACCGACAACAGACGCACTATCGGGCAACTCATTCAGCCGCTCAGATACCTTCTGAATAATGTCAAATGTTGTTTTCTGGCCGGACTTCAACTGTTCCTGAACCTCATCAGCCGAAATGCCGATTCCTTCAAGTGCCGCTGCGGTAGCTGTTGTCATTTCACGGATACGAAGATTACCTTCCTTGATAACGTCCACACCCTTATCAGAATAGATACCAGACTTAGCAGCCTGGGCAGTAATAGCAATGAATGTTTCAGCACTGATACCGGCTTCCTTGAAATATGCAGGATACTCCCTCAGCGTGTCCAGAAACTCACCGTTTGCATCGGCACCTGCAATGAATCCATCCTGAATTAGTTTCAGGGATTCTTCAGCGGAGATACCAAACTGCTTAGAGACAGCATTTGCACCAATCAATACCTCCTTGAAATCCTTACCGTAGAAGTCTGCAATAGCCTGCACTTCCGTGCGGTAAGCCTTCAAGTCCTCTCCTGACTTCTCAGTGAACTGCTGTGTAAGACGTGTTGCTTCTGTTAGTCCATTATTGTAGTTCACCCACCATCCTATCCCGGCACCGGCAGCCCAACAGCTCCAAGACCAAGAAGCCACTTGTTCTGGAATATCTTGCCAAAACCGGACAAACCTTCAAGCACACTTCCTGCATTACCAAGAGATTGAAGGGAGTCGCCAAAACTGCCTGATATAATTCCGAAGCTACCCATGGAATCATTCAGATGGTTAAGTTCCATCCAGGCTGCTTTAACTTCTTCCTTATAGCTACCGATAGTCATCTTCTGCTGCGTGTAACGGTCACTGTTACGCTTTATGTAATCAGTATTTACACCGATTGTAGAATTCAACTTTCCGAGCGTATTTCTGTAATCCTCGTCGGTATCTTTCAACATATTAGACGCTTTACGAAGTCGCTTGTTCACTTCTATAGCTTCTTCTTTACTATGCACCTCCTTGTCTGCCAACTCCAAAGATTCCTTGATGAAACGGATTCGCTCCTCTTCGGTCATGGCAGCAGCCTTTCTGGTAGTGTTCGCAGATTTCTGGGCCTTATTCATTGCTTCCTCAGCCTTTGCAGCCTGCTGCATTGCCTTGGATGCTTCTGCTGATGCCTTTGACAATTCCTTTACCTCTTTTGTACTCAGCTTTTCTGCATCTGCCTTCTCCTTGATTTTCTTCATCAGTTGTTCAGCGACCTCTGCTTGACGACTGAATGCATCAGTAAGTTTTTCAGATGCGGAAGATACGTTCTTAGCCTGAGTATTATATATGGCCTGCAACTTGTCAATATCTCCCTTTACCTTGACGTCAACAGTAAGTCCCTTGATAAGTTCCGATGCAGCATCCTTGTAATCCTGCCTTACATCTGATATTGTACTCCTAAGTTCCTGCAACTTCTTCAATGATTCCTCATCGACGAAATCCTTCAATTTCAAATTTCCCATCACAAGTAATGTTTATATTCAACAATAACGCCATCCACCTTGGTACCTTCCTTATCGAACGAGTAGGTACCGTCACTCTTCCTGTACACAACGTACACACATCCGTCCAGCATGGCAGCTTTTTTTGCAAGCATGGCCACACGCTCATAGTCAGACATGATTTTCTTATTCTCGCAACCGCATCCCATCATTTATACCCACATTGTTTGAAAAAACGTTTCAAAAAAGGCTCGAGAAGTTGAAGTACAACATACTCTCTTGCGTCCTTTCCCAACATGAGAATGTCATTCCCGTATTTCCTTACTATATCAGGACCATCAACGAATCCCACAGTATCAATCGAAAGAGTGTCACCTGCAACAGATGCGCGGATACTTTCATGGAACGGACCGGTAATATACAAGTTAGGAACATCAACAGGCCTTGGAGGAAGATTCAGTCTCGGACTTTTTATCGGAGGTGTTATCTTCCTTTTCCATTCAATATACCCGTCTGGATCATTATGCCACATAGATGTAGTTTCTCTAAAATATGGATCTTCTGAATATCCTGGTCTAAGACTGTCTGTATTACCGTCAAGACCTGAATATAGCTGTTCCCTTACAAGGTCTGCAACTTCTATATTGTTTTCCTGAAGGCAATCCATACATGACTTTTCAAATCCTGATGCAATTCTGTTTATCACATTCTCCAATTTCTCGAAATCAGCCATACAATTAAAATTAAAGCCGGACTTCCGCCCGGCTTAATCAACCAAAACCATCACTTATCAGCAGACTCACCGTCAGCATCCTTTACAGACTTACCAGTAATTCGTTCATACACGTCAGAAAGTTTCTTTTTTCGATTCTCCTCAGAAACTTTCTGCCAGATACAGGTCATGTGGGTATCAATGAATTTCTTTTTCGACATCATCTTGACCTGCTTTTCCACAAAATTGACTCCATCTACAATCATGCTTTTGCTTTAACTACTTTTACAAATTCAACCCATTTGACATCTTTCTCGTACAGAACAGAAGGTGATTTAACTGAAATCTCACCTTCACCAGGAGTAATTGTGAGATAACCGTCCTCATACGAAGCTGATGTAACCCCATCAAATACCTCGGATGCACCTGAGGACAATTCTGTTGCAAATTCAGCAGTTCTGTCATATCCACCTACACATTCAATAATCTTGAATTTGTTGTTTTCGTTTTCAACTAACATGACCTCAGTCAGTCCCTTAATCACATTCGCAGGATTGAAATCCAACTTTAAGTAGTCAAAGTTCAACTGGCTGTCTTCTGCATCCATGTGGCAGAAATTTACCGTCATACTTGACTTCGCACTGCTTGTGCTGAACGGTGTGGCACCTGGATATACTGTTGACATCGGAATTCCGGCAAGAATATCAGTTCCATCATTGTAACCGATAAGCATTCTGTTTGAATCCCAGAAGTACACATCCCATTCCTTGTTAGCACAACGCAACAGCTCAGCATTCAGAATTTCATCAAAACGAGGAAGTGTGAAAGTATCTGTCTGAGCGTTGAGGCCATTGTACTGGTTTGCCCCGTATCCCACAGCACTAACCTGAGCTTCACCACCATTCTTCGCATATTCAACGAATGTATGAATAGGATAAATTCTGCCTGGTCTGTCAGCATGACACATTTTTTCCAACTCATCGGCAGTAATATTTGCCGGTAGTTTTACTCCATGCTCTACAAGTATTGCTCCCTTTACCTTACCCCAGTCAACCTTGCAGGCCGAACCACCGGTATTCATTTCTGCGCTTTCGCACACTCTTGTATTTCTCATTACCTACAACTTTGATTTTTAACTATTAATTCCATCGAGCGTATATTTATGGCATCAATAGGCTCGCTCACTTCCTCTCCGGATTCCGTATAGGCTCCGTATCTGCCATACGAGTAGTTCTCAGAATATTCATGCGGAACGATGCTGTCATAGTATATATCAAACCTTTCATCATTTCTAACTACCTCAATCAGCCTTTCATAAATTGGTCGAAGAATGTTGATGAATGAAGCATACAGACGCCGTTCATTGCTCCAGCTCTTCGTTGATGAACACGCTATAAGGATATTCAGTGAAACCTTTGAATAATAGTCCAGACTGTCTCTCTTCTCTGTAACAGGACAGAACAGTACGACAAGAGGGAACTTACGTTCTGATGTTGAAGGCACTTTGCTGTATTCATCAAGTTTATCCTTTACATACTGGGCCGAACCAAATATGTAGTTCAGTTCAGGATTCTTAACTTCCTCGAACCTATCATTCTCGATGTCAGCAGGCATTACGATTGTAAGGTTCCCACTCATTTCCTTTACTACATCTCCAATAATCTCAACGATACCTTTCATAGATTGAACTGGTTAATCTTAATCAACATGTTAGTCTGTGTGACAAGGTCAATCGGACAATTACCATCACGCGCCCACTGGATGAACTTCACATTGGCGTAAACCATCCTATTCCATGCAATAACCTGGGCATTGACAGGTGAAATGTACTCATTGGCACACTTCAGCCTGACATTCCCGGTTATTGTAGCCTCCGATGAAGAATCACGAAGTATGTGGAACAGCACGTAATCAGCAAAAGGCTCTTTCAGTTTGTTGCATACGATTTCATACTTAGACGGCTCAGTATCTTCGTTTCTTTCATCATCAGACATATCAAGGTAATCCATTGCATAACCTGCTTCCTTCTCACCGAGCATGGATTCAAGAAAAACAGGCTGCAACTTCTTAATATATTCTTCGATATGGCCGGTTACTACCAAAGAATCGGCGCCAGCAGTCTTTGACGTTGAGGCATTTAGAATATGACGTGGGCCTGCTACAAAATATGACACATCAATCAACATGGCAATTCCTTATTTCTTCGATTTCGAAGCAGAAACTTTTTTCTCGTCCTGAACAACGGCTGCCTTATCATCCTCGGCAGAAACCTCCTTTGTATCGGTCTGCTCAACATTTTTATTGTCTTCTTGAACATCCTTAGCATCATCCACATGTGAATCAAGTTCTGCCAGTTTGGCTTTCAGTTCATCAATTTCTTTCTTTTGACTCTCATTCTCAACAGAAAGCTCATCTATAACCTTCTGTTTGCTCTCTAATGCCTTTTCGACATCTTCCTCAGACACAAGTCCAGCTTCCGAGACCGGGGTGATAGAAATCAACCCACGGCCAATACGGATACGCTGTTCTTTTATGACAGATTCAAGAGCTTTCTTTTCTCCATTAAGCAAATACATAAGCATTAAGATTTAGTGATTGCTTCTTTCAAGGCTGCCAAGTCACCATAAGCGAATGCCCATGGCATATATACAGGGAAGATAACTTCTTCCTGAGCAATAAGGACAATCTCATTCTTCAACTTGCTTTCTACATCTTCAGCCCATTCAAGAGTCAATAAGGTGTAATCCACGAGATTTGCAGCTATATTAAAGTCACCAATCAGATACTTACCAGGAAGAATGTTGTTTGTTTCAATAATAGGACGTCCTGCAATATATTTAACACCGCCTATCATCTGGATAATACCAAGATTACGTCCGGTTGTATCCTTTTCACTTTCCATAGCATTAACAGTGATAGGATTCAACGCAATAGCATTCGGTGTGTACTGTGCGTATGTCATCACAGCAAAACCAGTTTTGACGACATCAAGAGAGTTAGGTTCCTCAACTGACTTAAATGCGCCATGGCTTACCTTGAAGGTCATTGATGATGTTGAGGTTTCCTCTGTATAAGCAACACCTTTCAACAAAATCTGGCGGTCGTTAATTTTCACGAGCTGGTTAGCGCTGTTGAGAGCAGTAAGTCCGGTAGCACCAGTAAATGTGATAGTCATACCATCAAGAATCTGGTCTTGAGGGTTTGTAAACTCTACGACTGTGTCCTTATTAGAGTTATAACCTGAAACTGATTTGACAGAGCCAGCAGAACCACTAACATAATCTTCAGAGATGATAGTTTCAACAGGATAAACGCCTTTGTGGTTGGCAATACCAAGGAGATTTTCTCCATTACCGTCACCGAACAGAATATTCCAATCTTCAGCCTGATATACAGCTTCAGGCAACATCTTCAAGATAAATGAACGGATAAATACACGGCTCTTAAGCATTCTCTTGGAAATATTCAGGTGAGTTCCAAGACGTTTTGTACCAGTCTGTACCTCCTTTGCCTTAAAACTTGATTCAGGCAATCTTCCGTTTTCTGTTACATAACGCGCATTACGGTCGAATTCATATACCTGAGTAAATGCAAGGTTAGGGTATTTAGGATCGCCATCCAATGTATTCAATACATCACGCATATGAATACGTTTGTTAGATACCTGTGATACAACCCTGTTCTGCTGTTGAGTAATCAGATGGTCACCGCTATAGTTATCAGTCATGGAAACAATATCCTTCAAGCAGAAACCTTCGAACACACCTGACTTACGGCAGTTTCCAGAAGCGAACTCCTTGAATTTCTCTGAATCAAGCATTTCGTTCAACTTCTCATCAAACTTGTTGATGACTTCCATTCCGATACCTTTAGATTTCAGCTTCTCGATAGTCTCACCAAGACCTTTAACCGTTTTAATGAGTTCCTCGTTATCCTTGGCAAGCTGCTTGAACTTCTCATCGTCATATCCGTTAAACTTTTCGTTGAGATACTTCAATCTGCTTTCCATATCATCAGGAGAAATAACACCTTCCATCGCCTTGTTAATGACATTACACATCATATTTGCGATGTTATTCATAAATGTAGCCTGATCCTGAGGCAGGCCGTCAGTCTTAAGACCAAAATCCGCAACTGTAAATTTCTTCATTTTCAATCAAAATTTTAATAATTATTACTAAATACCTCATTCAGTTTACCAAAGAAAGAAGTGCTATCAGCGGCTTTTTTCTCAACATTATCATCTTCTTGCTTACCGTCAGTTTTATCCTGAGTGTCATTGGACGGCTCAGACTTTCCGGAGAAGATGTTAGTTCTATTATCCTGCAACAAGGCGTTACTTCTATATACTCTTCCATAACATGCCGGACAACGGACGTATGCCATGAAGTTCTGTACAGATTTCTCAGTCAACTCCAGTCCTTCCGACTTTACGGAATCAATAAGTGCAATAACTTCTGCACGTACTTCCGGTTCCAGTTTGTCTATCTCCTGACTTACGATACGGTCAGTAAGCCAGCTCGAATACATGGCAGCATTGTCAAGCACCTGCTGAGTAAATGTATGCTCATGTTGTTCATCGTAATCAAACTGGTGTCCGCAATGCGGGCAAGTAACCACGTTACCTCCATTAATTGCTTTAAGGAGAAGATTCAGTTCCATATCATATTGTTTTAATCGTTCTTCCGAATAATCAGTATTTCTGAACGCTTTCCTGATGAACTCAACTGCCTCCTTAACCTGTTCCTGCGTACCTGACTTGAGATTTACAAGGAATGTCTGAGGGTTGCTTCCCCAGCTTGTCAGAGTCGAATACTCGAACATCTTCCATTCAAGCACCTTGCACGGATCTGTCTCATCACGCTTGATTGCTTTCACACCGATAGAGTGTTCAAGTGTTCTTCCATTCTCAGCATACAGCTTGTAATCAGCCAATGTATCACGTCCAATCTGCTTCTCAAGATTAAGCTGGCCAACCATGATTAGGTTTCCTTCTTTTTCTTCTCCGCTCAATGGAACGCCAAGCAACTGGTCTGTACGGTGATTAAGGAACCATCTCATTCTACCTATATTCTCCTTCAACGTCTTGTTGAAAGAGCCAGGCATGGAAACGTCGTTCTGTGAGTCTTTCACACCGATACCGTTCACAGCTACCGTTACGATACCCTTCTCATCCACATCATTTGCCTTCGTTTTGTACTGTAGGCTTTTGGTTTTCTCTTCCATCTTCAACTTCACTTTTTGTGTTAAGACTTATTACTTGTTTTACTATCTCTCTCTCCTCGTCTGACATCTCGAACAAAGTCTTGTCAAACAGAGGTTCTTCGAATCTGCTTTCCTTGATTTGTGCCCTCCAGTCATTTATACTGATTAGGCCGCTAAGGAACTGCTCCTTACATCTAGTATTAACCATTGTCTTGACTTCCTCAGCTTCCTTCAATCCCTGCTGCAGACAATCCACATCAGAAAAATCACAATCCAAGTAATAGCCACCTTCTTCAAGTCCAAGAAATTCAGTTAGTTGCTTGCAGAATTTCTTGGCCATCGGTATGATGGTAGATGTATATACAGCCTTTTCCGCTGTTGCCTGATTGCTGAAGGTTGCCTGGTCCTTACGTGGTACAAGAACTGAAGGAATCCCGTATGCTCCGGCTATCTGTATTGCGTCGGTAAGAGTTTCCTCGAATGGCTGTAACTCACTTATGGTAAGGTTAGTTCTCACAAATGACAGAGGAACATCACTTAAACCATAAGGAAGCCTACGTTGGTCCAGCCCAAATTTTCCAAAATGGCTGTCAAGTATTTCCTTCTTTTCATCTTCTGTCATTGCTGCAGTACCAGCTTCATCCTTCTTATTGGATACAAGGAACCCCAAACCACCACGTTTTACGTAAATCACGTTTCTCGCTTCATATACAGCAAGAAGGTTGGAAATAGGTTTCAGATGTGCAGCCAACCGACTTTGTGATTTCAAGAACCCGTTTATTGACATATATTCAGGTGAGCCGTCACGGTCATGCCATATCTGATATGAAGGGATTTCCATCGTACTCACATATCCGTAATTCAGACGGTAACAACGGATAATATCATCTTCAGATGCTATTCCAAAGATTGGACTATTGACACTTCTGTTAGGCTCTACATTAACAAAATCAGCAGGAAGTTCCCAAAAGTTATCACACCATTTCCACTTTGGCTGGTCCTTGAATGTTTCTCCCATAGCAGCACGAAAGAAAGCATTGCCAGTGCACAGCTTATATACGAAGTGTGAATATATCATCTCGTTCCAAGACATAAGACAATTTGGCTTTGTGAGAATCTGGTTCATTCTCTTGTTCTCCCAGACCACGCTGTCGTCCTTTACCTTCTTCAATTGGAATCCGGAACCTGATATACGTGAAGCAATGTAATCAATCGGAAAGAATACCTCAGGAACAGAACGGAACAGTTCCATGTAATTATGACCGCAAACCAGTGGGGATACGAATAACTCATGCACATCACAACGGTCAATATAACCACTATCTTTTACACCCTCCTTTGGTGTTGATACAGTCTGTGGTTCACTGGCCATTTTCAGCCCAGCACATGCCGGAATAGTATCCTGTTTTAAAATTGTATATCCCATAGTTTATCCTTATATGACAAAGATAAATTATGGGTATATACGATGTTGATTTTGCAAAAATCTTGCAATTTACCCAAACATGGAAAATGCAAATAAAATACTATGTATCAACATATTGCTAATAGAACCAAGCTTACCCTAATTTTATGATAGTATATGCAATACCACTTAACAGGGCACTGGATCCACTTATATTTTCATCATTGTAGTCAAGAACTTCAGTTATGAATGCCATATACTCATCATTTTCCATACCGGTCTCAGAAAGCAGGAAGTATGACTTAATGAAATCGGATGTAGCAGCTATTCTCTTATCCATATCCTGATATTCCTTCTTAATCCTTACTTCCGGAAGCGTATTTCTCAGTTCCCTTGCCATTTGGTAATATGCAGGTGACGATTCCACGATGTACGTTCCTGCATCATGTGAACATATAACAGACTTCATCTCTTCGAGTGATACAGTTTCACGCATTACGAGGTCAAGAACATGCCATTTTTCTCCACACCTTGCAACCTGACACATATAGAACTTTCCTCCAACATTCGGCATGATGTACACTATCTTCTGTGAATACTGATACTCGACTGAAGGATTGAAGAATCCGAACACGCTTCTGTCAGAATACATGTTGCGTTTACGACGGCTCGAGAACTGGGAATACTCCTCGTACATGATGTCATGTACAACATATCTCAAAGTATCGGTAAGGTGCCCGTGTTCCTCGTATGTCTGCTTGGTTACACTATCTTTGACTTTTGTCTTGAGGATTGCACCGTTCGCGTCCTTCTGCACGCTCTGATAATCATCTATGGACGCACGGCAACCATCATCAATGTTAATACTAAGGTCAGGTAACTGCTTTTCAAAAATCGCATTGACAAATTCTCCTGTCATGGATACTAAAGGATTCTTGTTCCCTACCTTATCCTCTACTGTCCAGTTGTCTTTCTTTAAGGTGTCGATAAACAAATCCATAAACGAGCGTTTGTTGTCGTCAATAGTGTTGGCCGCTTTTGCAGAGGCGTCACCATGAAGGTAGATTTTACCGTCATATCCTAACTCCTGCAGTCGCTTGGATACCAGTTTCGCGGCTCTTCTTGCGCTGTTGTTCGGGCTTTCAGCCGTGGTCTCTGCAATCTGGTACATATCCTTACCTTTGCTCAAGTCTGCCTGCCAGTAGCCGACAGATATGTACGGTAATACGTTACTATCGACAGAAAGATGAATCGGCAATCCAGGTATGTAACTGTATTCACCGCTGTTCTTTCCTACATTGAACGAACCGAGGAACTCGCTTCCGGTCTTAATTACACCCCACTCTCCCAACGCATACACGTTGTAGTAGTCCGGGTCATGAATACGGTCATGCTCGAAGTCCATCACACACTGTTCATCATAATAACCATACGTTCCATCAGGCGAACCAACAACCCAAAAGTTATTAAGGTACGTTGACTGAATAACTACCATATTAGGCGGATATTCCTCTATTTCCTTAGTTTTAGGATTAACTATTGAGCGCCCCTCGTTCATCTTTAAAGACTTCACCTTTGTCAGCTCTGCCGGTATTATCCTGCCGCCAATTTCTACAACCATAGGAACATCATGCAGTTTCTCGTTGTCAAGCCAGTCCTTCTTTATCCAGTGTGTTTCACTGATAGGGTTGAAGTCGGCAATAATCTGCTGCCCCTTCTTACCACGCAGACGCTTACGTATCTGCTTCAGGTCGGCATACTCAAACTCTGACAACTCTTCAAGCTGTACCCTTTTGTAGTTACTGATACCCTTAATCTTTTCCGGATCATCCAAACCTGAGAAGTCAATCTTCGCACCGTTATACAGGCAACGGATTACATTCTGGTTGAACTTGAAGTATTGTGTGATTCCTAACAATGATGCAGCTACCTTATAATCCTCATATATGGTTTTGCTGATGGATGCTCCGACCTTTCTCATCACAAGCGTATTCTCACCGTCCTGCAATGTCTGTATCAGCACGCACTGTGCTACGCTGAAAGACTTGCTAGATGATGAACCACCATACAAGATGATGAATCGAAGTGTGGCATCATTCAGATATTTCAGCAGGTAAAATGCATTCGGATTGAGTTTCTTGTGATTTATGAGCATAAATGTTCTATTTTTTAGAATTATGAGAGTCTTTTTTGTATAACCTCCGTATTTCTTCTAATACTATCGTTCTATTTTTTAGAATTTACTCCTCTTCTTGGTCAAAACCTATACGAATTTCATTAATATTTCCACCTTGATTACCTCCGATGGAAATCTGTTGTGGCGCGTTCCATCCGTTCATGCTGGCCAGAAGCTTCGCCGCTTCCACCTTACCGTTGAACTCATAGCTTACCTTACCCTTGTCATTGCTTATCTTCTTCATGGCATTTCTCACACGCTTCGGCATCTGGCTTGGGGATTTAAGTTTTATCTTTCCTGTTACAGGATCTACAAGATACAAATCGTTCGGGTCCATCATGACAATATCCATGAGAACCTTTTCCACCTTATCACGGCTAATTTTCGATGCTTCTGCACGTTGGGCCCTCAATTCGTCTATCCTTGCTGCAACCTTGTTACTTGCCAGCATCCGGCTTGCATTGCTCCATATCGTCTCAGGTTGCATCTTTGATGCGTCATAGGCCATCCTGTATGCTTCACTTGCATTACCGTCACAGTCAAGGTAATAATTGCAGAACTTTTCCTGTTTTTCGGTCAATTTCCTGTTGTTCATAGGCTAATGGTTATTAATGCCGACGATGCAGATTACCTGTTTCCGGTCTTTCAGCAAATCGTAGGCTGCTGTTAATGTACTTCCTGTAGTGCAGATGTCATCAAAGAGTATTACTCTCTGTTCCTTAATTGGCCGGAGAAGATAAAACTCAGGATTGATACGTGTCCTGTTGAGGCACTGCATTGCAGATTCATAGAATTTAATTTTCACCCCCTGGGCAATTTTTTGACAAATGTCAGTGGCGAAATGGTACTCTGTGATGTGCCTGCGCTTCGGTGTGGTGATTATGCACCATTCATCGTCCGGCCGTATCAATGAAAGTATCAGTTCCGTGGCGGCTTCCGAAATGACTTCTGCACACTCACCCGAACTCTTGATTTCCTCAAATTGGATTCCATCCTTTGTCCTTGCAAACAGGGATATGTAATAAAACCCGCCCTTACGGTGGATTCTTACTTTAGGCTGCATGTTGCATAACCTTTCGTATTTCCTCCAGCCGCGGGCGGGTTTGTCCCAGTCATCAATCCTTATCTTTCTACCTTTCCTCACAGCCAAAAACCTTTGCTATCCCTTTACTGACTGAGGTGTAATTCAAAGGTACTGAAAAAATACCTTCATCAACAGATTGTACAGGATTGTCGAATTCTCTCTTTTCGGAAACACACTGAATATCAACGCCATTGTATTTCCTTACTTCTTCCGCAAATTGAAGTATTGTACAAGATTCAGGATTGACAATGTTTACCAGCTTCTTGTCAGAACCTATCGCATATATCAACCCGTCCACCACATCATCTATGTAGGTGAAGCACCTGGTGTTCATTCCTCCATTATACAGACTGACCTTTTCCGAATTCATGAGAGCATAGAGAAGAGTCCCTTTCCGCTGGTCAGGTCCGTACACGTTATGAAGGCGTACACCAGTCGCATTCCTACAATAAATTGAAGCATAGACTTCATCAAAATGTTTGCTTACACCGTACATACTTGTCGTGTTGCATGGATTTGCGGTGGAAGAACTTGCATACACCAGTTTCACACCGAAGCGCGTACATCCGTCAGCTATCGCAACGAATGAATCAATGTTGTCACGAAGTATTTTTTCATGATCCGAATTGAAAACGCTGGTCTGTGCGGCAAGATGTATAACAGCATCGATTCCACCCCCGGCCAGAAGGCACGGAACGCCGGCAGCTTCAGTTCCACACACACGGTCGATACCGACCACTTCAACACCACGACTTCTCAGATTCTTGCAGAGGGCTTTACCTATAAAGCCTTCACTGCCGGTTACGACAATTTTCATCATCACAGCTTGTTTAGAATTTTACATAAAACATTCAGTATGTTACCCAGTAACATCACTATTATTATCAGAAGTGCTGTATCCTGCTCAACCATCCCGATGGAATAGCAGAACAGGACAGCCACAATCATAAATATTACTCCTTTGGCCTGATAATGTTCCATCAGGACTTGATATTAAGTTCGTACTCATATCTGCTGACGGTCTTATATCCGGTAACAAGTACACGTTCACCGGAATACAGGCCGGATATGGTGTTCTCAATCACATCAAGAGAAACACGTTCATCAAACTTCAGGAACACCCTTCCTGGCACTCCGCCAGCGACGAATGAGACAAAATAATATGTTCCACGCTCCCAGTAGAACACATATAGGATGAGAAATGAAACTACCACAGAGGACAGATAAACCCAACTTGACGGTACATTAAAATCTCCTAAAATTATCAATGATGATAATACCATTGATACGATTGCCCACTCTAACAGATTAATGAGCAGGCCAACAACTTGTTTTTTCTTTGCTTTCATAAATTAATTTTTGCAGGTTAATAATTCAAAATCATACATTTACTGCAGTGCTTCGCATATTTTCTCTATGCATTCAGCATTTTCTTCGTTTAACCATTCCTTGGCCACATTCCACGCAATACTTTTACTCGCTTTGAAATTATCAATTCGAATACTATGGTGAGACAATTTTCCTTCTGTCGGTTTCAATCCGGAATCATGCAATTCACATAAACCGTCTTTGTAGAATGTACACCAGTCTCCTTCTTGTTTGGCCTGTATCATCGGTACGGGCATATCAACTACCCCAATAAGGATTCCTACATACCATTCCGTTGCTACAAGCCTGTCTTTATATCCGGCTTCGATAAGCCTTAAAACATCTTGCGGAGTACCCAAACAAGGCGTATGACATTGCTGCTTACATAACTTGCATTTACACTGTATCGGTTTGCGGCCGGTTTTTCTGATTATTCTTTGTAACTGAGTTTCTTTAATAAGTAAGCTCATTTTGTTTCCTCCATATTAAAATCCCAAAAACTTAGTTTCCCTTTCACATTCATAATCGGCTTATCAAATAATACCGCATCCTTCAGTACCCAGTTCCAGCAACCTTTCTCCGCCCACACTGAAGGATGGTTCTGTACACAGTCAACTATCACAACGCTACCAATAATAGCTCCATTCGGAAGCTCCTCATTACCTCCATAAAGTTTATTTTTGTGTGGAATTACTTTCTTAAGCTGTTCTCTCGTTAATGATTTCCATTCACCCTTAACTGTAGTTTTTCCTGCATGTATCAGTACTCTTTGACCGATATACTTCTGAGGACACTTCCAAGTCCGGTTCTCGATGTCTTTTATACCGTGAGCGATTAGGCTCGCCCATGGCTGTTTTATGGATATTGCTTTCATAAATTTGTTTTTTTATTTAAAAGAACTAATTTTGTATTGCCCTATGCGTGATAGGTATTCTAACATTAAAATCTTAAATATATGACAACAATAGATTTAGATTCAATAAAAGAATACATATCCGAGCCACTAATAGGATGTATATGTAACGAATTGTGGCATGCTCTGAAAAGGAGACTTTTGAGTTACATAAAACGCTATCAAAGCAAAAGGCAAAAAGGGGCGGGCAAGCACGCCCCTTTCATTTTTAACTCTCCAGTAATTCTGGATTGTCATATATATTACCGATAACTAATAAAGAGTCAAGGCAGAATAAGTAAACACAGCCACAGGATTTTCCTAATTCTAAAACGAAAGCTCCATTCTTATAAACCACAATACCTTTGCAGCTTTCGTTTCTTAATATATCTCCTTCGTAAATATCTGTTTCATTATTCATACCCTTTCTTTTTTAAGAGTGTTTCATCGAAATGTGGTAGTGGCTTCCATGCTATAACTTCATCTTTATTGTTTGTAAGCGACCAGTGCCATTTTTTGTTGTCCTGATTTGAAGAATCATGAGGAATACGCTTCATGATGCAAATACTTATCCGGTTTATTCCACGATGAGCAACCAATACACGTACGTTCAGTTCAGGAAGCCGTTCATCAACACTTATCCAAGATGACTGATTTTTATACCATTCTGCGCCTTCCATGAAATCGGCCATACAGACTTGTTCATTACCAGCTCTCCAAAGTGGACGACAAGCTTCTTTGGCATATTCTTCTGCCGCCTTTTTAATGTCATCTTTTGTCATATTTATCTTCTTTTCTTGATTTTAATTTGTCCGTGTTCTCTATACAAAGGATTAAATTCCTCATCACAAAGAATCGTATCATATACCTGTTCATACGAATATCCAGGGAAATGTTCTGCTATTTCAGGAATAGTATAGTCTTTCATTATCAGTTCACGACATTTATCCCTGTTAAGCTCAACAACTTTGTAAGGCTCATCCTTGTAACGTCGTGACTGCTCACGACGAGTTTCTCTCTCATTCTTGAACCATTCCTTAGTTTCTATTACTCCCCAACGACCTAATGTACGTGACAAAGTATTTCGGTCAACATTAAAGTTCTTTGCCAATCTCCGCAAAGGAACACCCCAGTTATATTGCTCGATTACACGTTCTTTAACAGGATCAAGTTTCACAGAGTCTGACAAACGCCCTATAGGTCGGCCTACCAATATACCAAGTTTCATCCTTAGTCTAAGACCTTCCTTTGTTCTCTGCCTTATCATCTGCCTTTCTATTTCGGCTGATAAGCCAAAAGCAAATGCAAGCACCTTACTCTGAATATCGTCACCCAAAACAAACTTATCTTTTACAGTATAAATGATGCAGCCCTGCTCCATGCAGAAGTGAAGAATATCCATCACCATGTACAGGTCACGACCGAGACGACTTATCTCGCTACATATTATCACATCTTCCTTTTTTACCTTCTTCAAAAGTGGACCAAGGTTACGCTTGTCCGGATCTTTTCCTCCGCTTACCCCTTCATCGGTAATGTAGCTGTCTATGTTCCATCCTCTTTCTGATGCAAACAGTTCAACTCCTTGCCGCTGCGAATTAACGTCCTGCTCATCAGACGATACTCTCAAATATCCGTATATCATATTATTGCGTTTAGAAAATCATCGGCTTCCTTGCCGTAATGCTTGGTTACTATCTCTGTTATTGACATGACGTTCCATTCATCAGGATAAGTCTTCTCTATCTGCTTGCCAAAGCGTGTGATGTCTATCGTAATATATCCATTTATTAGCGTTAACAAGCAGTCCCTCATGTCCTCAATGCGTATATCCGGGAAAAAGCGGTGGAAATCCTCATGAAAACTGAACGTCTCGTTTATCTTGTATCTTTTCCTTCCCATACTTACTCAATTAAGTCAAACCATGTATTGTCATCCTCCCAAAACCATCGGAAACCACCAGCATGATGACATTTCCCATCGCAACAACGCCTAATATTGCGGCTGCATACTTCAGTCTTGCGTCCAGCCTCATTTGACGATGGATATATACCCGCAATTTTACCATCAAGAATGGCAACTACAGGTTTTGCATTCCACCCAGCAATCACATATCCTCGTTTTAGATTCTTCATTCCAATGCGTTTTACTCTCTTTGCTTTACGCATATCCATGTAGTCACTCCATTTTTTCCCCTTGTTGAAAGGAACATGTCCTTTCATGAAACGCCCGTTTACAGCATTGCGCGTAAGACGTTGTGGTGGTATATATAGTTCTCCTCTTCCCATTCTTTCTCCTTTCCACCTATCCCAGCAGCCACCACATGACTGCCAGAAACAGGTAATACAATTTCGTTTTACTCATTTCCATTCATTTTCTTATCCATCCATTCAACAGCATCCTGTATGGATGAAACCTTTTTAAACTCACGTGTAACGCAGAACGTCATGTACTCACAGATAATTTCTCCCACATCATTAAAGTAAATGTTGTATGCTCCAGTGCTATTTGCTCCAGTACACGGTATCTCAAGTTCCAAAGCCTTCAATGCTTTTTCAGCATCACAAGTGAAGTAAGCATATATATCATGCGAAACCTCCTTGCATCCGGTCAATTTTACAATGTTTGCCATATCACTTTTTTGTTTTTAAATGTTTTCTGTATTTCACTGGTATAAATCGTTTGAGTTCCGGAAGCGAGGTAGAAACAAGGTGCATCCATGTATCCCATCTATTCCCTTCCTTCTCACGAAACGGCTGGGAACAAGCTTGACCAGAACAACCATCATTCTTATTCTCAGCCTTGCATTTCACACAGCACCCTTCACATTCGGATGAAAGATGGCAAAGGATGCAAGCCTGTTCTTTACTAATTCCATAATCCAAGTTTAAGGACAATTGAGTTTCTTTCATTGATTTTCTTACTTAAATAATTTCTTTAATCCTACATTCATAGCACTTCTTTTAGCTTCTTCAGACGGATGCACATAAACATTTAATGTAGTACTGACATCTGAATGACCAAGTATCACAGATGTTGTTTTAATATCTACCTTATTTTCAATCATGACCGTAGCAAAGGTGTGACGCAATCCATGAAATTTAATCACATGCCCAAGCTTGACCTTCTCAAGGATAAATGACCGATAATAATTTCTGTACGTTCTTGGTTCGATAAAATTCTCGGAACACGTACATACATAATATTCCGGTTTACTTACAGCACAAAACTTTTTCATCATTGGAATAATTTCCCTCATGATTGGAATACGCCGTTGTGATGAGGATGTTTTCGGAGTACTAAATATTATTTCAGACACTTTTGTATCATGGTTATAAATACGCTCTATTGTTCTGTATACTTGTATTGTCTTTGTGTCAAAATCTACGTCTTTCCATTGCAGAGCACATATTTCCCCTATACGCATTCCTGTGCATATAGTCAATAATATACCGAGATTCCTTGGAGATGGATTTTCAATTGCATAATTGACAATCTTACGATATTCTTCCTGTGTGTATCTTTCTACTTTATCAAAAGCTCTTTTTGAAGTTGTCGGGAAAACCATCCTCCAATGTATGTCCGGTATATCTTCATCCATTTCTTCAGATGCATAGCGCATTATCATTCGGAAAACTATCAGAATATCATTACAATATTTAGCCGACCTACCTTCATCTAGCCAACGATAAATGACGGGTTGAACACATTTCTTGTTTAAAATCTTAATATCCATATTCCCAAACTCCGGTGATATTGAATTTGCATATATCATCTTATACGTGGCAATGGTCGATTTCTTTACTTGTCTAGTTTTCGATACAACCCAAAGGTTGTAAACCTCATTCAATTTCATTCTTTTACAATTATATCATTTATACCAACTTTAATAACCTCTGAAAATCCCAAAGAATCATCTGTCCTGTTCAGAAGAATGTACTTCTGCTTTACTTCATTTTCCAAAACATCGCCATGATACACATATCCCATTATTCCGCGAATGCTGAGGTTAAACAGAAGAATTGGGATTGATCGCGAAGAAAGTTCCCAACACGTTACCATATTCTGTGATGGGAAATGCTCCCAAGGAATTAAACGCCGACAACGCTGCCACCAATCAGCTATAATCATCGAACCGTTTCCCGCTGTAGGTTCGTGAACATTACCTTTACCATCGGTCAGATGTGAGCATATTACTCCCAACTCATTTGGTGTAAAGTCCTGCTTCTTCTGTTTTCGCTCGGAAAGTTCCACTTCGTATATCTCCTGGAACCAATCGTATGACAAGTCGTAGTCGTTAACTTTCAAGAAATCTCGGTATATGCGGTTTCTCTCCTCAATATCACCCAATATTATTCGTTCTATCGCTTCTGGCATGTCTCTTATGTCTTCTATGCCAAGCAGATAAAATAATTCTTCTTTTTTCATTGATTATTTCTTCTTCTTTCAACTAATAATTCTAACCGTTTCTCACACTCTGCACACTCGAGTTTCTTGCGCTCAAACTTCTCCCGGAACTTAACCAGTTCCTCGTCCGTGTCCTCGTCAAAGAATATGTTGTTCTGACGGTTGTACTCGATGTACTCATTCATCCTGCGTTCTGCTTTTGTTATCTGGGCTTTGGCCGAAATCAGCTTAGACAGGCAAGAACTCACTTCAAGCGACTCTCCTGAACGCTTGTCGTAGAAGTACAGGCTTGTAGATACAATCTGTTTGGGGTATTGGCACTGTAATTTCGCCATCCTCCATCTGATTACCCATTGGTACCGGAAATACATCTCACGGGGAAGATTGTAGTGATATAAGCTTACTTGTTTTTCTGCATATCCGTAGTAAATAGTTACTTCAACCCATTGCTCAATCTTCAGTTCCTTTTCAGCTTTGGCCAAATCCTTTGCGAACTGATAAAAATCGCTCACACTTTCCTGCTTTCCCATATCATTCAAATTTCAATTCAAGTTGTGAGTAAGGTTCTTTATACCCAGGATTTGAAAATAAGAAAGCCTTTCTCAATGCCTCGAAGATTCTTTCACTCATGGCCTTAGAAACATTGTTCTTGTCAGCTTCTCTGTTAATCAGCAAGCATCTTTGAAGGCTACCATTTATCGGCTTCTCGTCGAGGAACAGGCTGTACTCAGTAAATATCCGGTTCTGACGTTTACCTTCCTTTTCTTCTTCATCAGTCTGGTACCGTTCAAATACGGTGTCTTGAAGTGTTCTTAGACACCTTTGTCCACGATCACTCCTGCATCCCAGCATTTCGTTTTCGAACATTACTGACAAAGCACGCTTCTTACGGACATTGCCTATTCTGGCCCATCCATAATAGACTTTTAGCTTTCCCATGACTTAAAATAGATTTTGTTGCACAATAATTCCTTCAGACGTTTTAATCTCTCCAAAACATTCTCTCCGAAACCTTTTCTCTTGTTCATCGAAATATTCCTTATCTATTTCGGTACCATAGAAATCGAACCCCATCCGATAAGCTGCTATTCTGGAACTTCCACTTCCGAGGTGCGTGTCCAGTATTTTGTCACCTGTTTTAGCAAATTTTTCAAGAATCCATTGATAAAGTTTGATAGGTTTCTGAGTAGGATGGATTTTTGATTCTTTATTGTTTCCGCCTGTATTTGATAAATGAATGATAGATGCCGGACAATCAAAAGAAGTCCAAGCAAGCTCAAACTGGGAAAAATTCTTCCAAGGCTGCATTTTATCCCAGCACAATATCCCGCGTGTAGGTGGTAGAGGAAAATAGTTGCCTCCCCATATCACTTGATTATGGCTTACCCTGAACAGTTCCTCGAAATACTCTTTTGAGGGAGGATGATAATCCCAATCGCATTGCATTGTATTCAATGCTCGGTTCTTAAGTTTTCCGGCTCCTTGGTTAAAGCGTTTTCAGTCTTTGAGCTATACTTTCACCATTGTATCCTCCATGTCTACGGTTCATATTGCTGCCCATCGACATGTTCGGGGCATTTATTCCGTATGGAGGGTCGACCACTGCCAGCTCAAAGAACTTATCTGGTATGTTCCGCATGTATTCCATACAGTCTATGTTATGTACCTCACTAACCATTTTATGCAACTTTTCTTTTTCTTATAATCTCCTTACAGATAGCCTCACAAAGCACGCGAGCCATGTTTACCTCCACGGCGTTGCCGATGAACTTTTTTTGGTCAGATTGAGGACCAATCAGGATATAGTCTTCCGGGAATCCCATGATTCTTTTTAGTTCCGGAATCCGAAGCATACGCATTTTTATATCAATGATGTCATACAAAGCCATAAACTCCTTAATCTTGATTGTCATCGGACTGTCATCAGGTGTAACCTGTATGCCGATACCTCCTTCAACCTCTACCAGATAAGGCGGCATTTTGTCCATGCGGGCTATAAGCGTGAAACATGGGTTGTTTACAGAACCTCCGGCGCTGGCAAACTGAGGATTCATAAGGTAATGCCATTTGCGGTTGGCTGTGATAGTTTGTGATGGTTGCTCAATGCTGCTTCCAATATTCGAGAAAGCTGTATTCATTATCCACGGCTTCCGGTAAGAAACCTGTTTCATAAGAACCGGAGTAACTAAATTTTGCTTGGGCACCGTCATTATTGCCGGGCATGGTGTTTCAACGCTTCCTAACTGACCTCCACCGGAATAGTAGTTCATAAAGAAAGGGGTAACAAGAGATAGTCTGTCCTTTGTTGTAACCGTCGGTGCAGGATGTTCAACAGAATGATTGTTCCCGTTCCCATAATAAGCCGACACGAAAGCGTGATGGTCTTTACAGGTGATTGTTCCGGCAGGTTCTTCAACAGAAATATTCTTGCTCTCAGGATGCCCGCTGTACTGCTTGGATAGGAAATGGACCTGAACTTTTGCAAACCTATTTGCTGTAGTAACCACTCCTACCGGTTCTTCGATGGATGTACAAGTGTCTTGTGGTCTT